CTTGCAGCACCTGTTCAAAGCAGAACTTCAGATCTTCAGTGCTGAGCTTGCCGCGTGCAAAGTCCTGTTTGATGCTGAACCTGGCTTTATCACCTGCACCGAAGTACATGGCACACCAGCGCAATACATTTTCAGCAGCTTCGTTCAAGTTGGCCACACAAAGCGATAGAACACTGTACTGTGACAGGGCTTCATTATTTGATTGGGTTGCAGTCTTCACGACCTGATTTTCCTCAAGCAGCTTGGCACCCAATGAGGCCATGTATTTCTCTTTAGCTTCCATGGCTGACTTAGCCAAAGTGCGCTCGTCAGGCTGAACGAAATCAAACTTTCCACCTACAGGTAGCATCAGAACATTTCCTGAACCCAACCGCACCCCTTTTTCTTGCAACCAGTCTCGCCATTCAGAATCCAGTTCGGTCATGACTGGCTGAACCTGCCCCGCATAAAACACACTGTTCTCATACTCCGCAGAGTTGTGATAATGAGCAATGTTCATCAGCGCTAAAGATTCAAGCGGAATATTATCCATTGCCCAATCATTCGAGAATGAACCAAGCGGCTGAAACGGGATTTCATTCCATCTTTGTTTATTGGCTTGAGTGGGATAATAAGGGTCAGTGTCTGCTGCCAGATTACCAGTACGGTCTGAATAAGTTTGCACACAATATTCATTGTTCTCGTCCAGACGCAGTACGCGGTAAACCTTGATCTCTTTAAGACTAAATTCATTCAGCGGATCAACAACCGTATCTTTCTCGGCTAAAACCACTAATGACGTTTTATAAAGTGAACCAACACGCTTCACACGCCAGTTCAAGATATTTTCAGCCTTGTAGTAAATTACCGTTGGGCGAATACCCAGCTTCTCCACATCAGCCAGTGAAGTGCTGCGTTCGGTCTTTGGATAGTCCACAAAGAAACCGCCACGGCCTTTTTTAAGTAATCCTTCCAGTGCAGTCTGATTCAGCTGAAACAGGGATTTGCCTGATCCATCTGCATTACTTACCAAGAAATCCATGCCATCTGCATCAAATGCCGGATCTTCAGCAAATGCAATCCCGATCAGTTTTTGCAATGTATCTTTGGTGACTTCAAAAAAAACAGCCCGGTTCAAATAAGCATCATACCGGGCATTATTCTCAAGCGTATCATCACTCGCATTGGGCTTGGGTAGGTAGTTTTCCCGGCCCTGCTTCATTGCGTAGGCCCCAGCACAAACATCTTCAACCGTTTTCCAGCGCTTCTCGATGTCTGCATAGTCTTTATGTTTTGTATCTACTGACATTAGTAAGTCGTCCGTAAGTTGATTGTTCGTGCACGCTTTTTCTTGCTCATGCTGACAGCAAAGTATCTAAAAGCATCGGCACCATGTGATGTATGATCATGAAGTGGCTTGTCTTTCCAGCAGCCTTTCTTGTCATCCCACTCTTTGCGGTAATTTTCTAAATGAGATATGCCTTCTTCACACTTTGACTCATCAAATGCACAATAAGGTAGAATTTCACGGACTGCTTCAATGCCATCATCTACACCACTTCTAGGTACGATATTGAAGTTGATAGAGTAAGTTTTACCATCAATCTCATAACCTTCCTTTGCCAAGTCGTAGCGGCTTTTTGCATCACTGCCGAATTCTTTATTCTGCATGTCATGTGGACCATAATGTCCGCGTGGATCATAGTTGTAGCCCTTTTGCTTCAGAATCGTCATGTAATGCCGCAAGCCTTCGCCTGAGTTCTCGTAATAGTCAATGAAATGGAATTGTTCACTAACTTTTCGCATAAACCAGATTGCAGTTGAGTCACCTACACCAATATCCCAAAATGTATAGACTGGCTGATGACTGTTATCAGGTAGATCCCCAATACGCTGCTGTGCATAAAGCTGTTTAAATTGCTTGGCGTAGTATGCACCTTCAACTGATTGCTGAAATGCTTCTTCTGGTATAGATGGGTACTCACGCTTAATATCATCTCCAAGCGTTTTCTCTTTAGACCAGTACCATGCCTGCTGCTCAGGCGTGGTCGAAATGCCATGTTTTGATTGAAGCGTTTTGAAGTACTCAATCAATCGGTCTGGTAATGGATCAGTCGCAGGAATAGCGTATTCTGCATTCTTCCACCATGAGAAGAAAAAGAACTTCCACTCTAGAACATTGAGTGTTCTTCCTTGCAGTTGTAATTTCTCGGCTTCCTGACAGTAATCAAAAAAATATCCTGCCCGACCTTCAGCAGTAGACTCTAGCGTAATCACACCACCCAAAGGCACGGCTTCAAAGGCACCCGTTACAATCTCGCGAGCTTTGTCTGGAAACTTTGCACAGATTTTTCCAAACTCTGAAACATGCAGGCTTTTTAGTGTTCCACCACGGAATGAGGTTGAAACTGATACAGAGCCACCTTTGGTAAAAACCAATTCCTCTGTAGTCATCTTCTCAACTGGATTAGCTTTTTGGATCAGCTTCGGTAAATGCTCATAGGCATATTTGACCTTCTCTCGGAATAAGCGTTGAGCATCACTCAGTTTGTGAGCAATCATGGCACATTGCTTATTTTCAAAAATTGCAGTATCTAACTGCATGATGCATTTTTCAGTAGTGAAACCAAGCTGACGGGCTTTTAAAATTACATTACGGCTGTGCATATTTTCGTAATATTCAAGCTGTTCTCTTGTCATCTTGAACTTAACTTTCTTGCCGTTTTTGTCCTTAATGTAGTAAAGGTGGTTGAGTCGCCAAAACTTGTCTTTAAGCTTTTCTTTAAGTTCCGCAAAAGTCATTTTTACCATTTGCGACTCCTTAAATTACTCCTCGCTTAGCTCATCGATCAGTTCTGACATAAGATCAACTTCAACACTAATTTTCTTCTGTTCGACAAACATGCCTATGTGTTTGCCAATAAGCTCAAGAGCTTTATTCGCTCCCGAATGTTCAAATTTATAGATAGCCGCTAGATTACCCTCTTCATCTACCTGAACGATTGGCGAGCCTTCACGATCTACGACCGCCTCGGCTTGCATGCATCTTTCAGCTATAGATTTGAGGTTTTTCAATACATAATAGCTATCTAATCCAAGCTCTCGATTTCGCTCTTCACGCAGAAAAGCAATCCGCTCTTTAACTTCGGGACGATTGAAAACCACCCAACCATGTTGACGAGCACTTCTTTCACTAAATCCGGCTCGTGCCGCTGCGTTTTTGATACTAAGATCAATTAAATATTCATGACAGAACAACTCATGACGATCATCCACAAGTGGTTCTGCGCCAGGGTATTGTTCTGACATATTTACCTCATAAAAAAACCTCCCGAAGGAGGTTTACTTTTTTTAAAAAACTTAGTCATTAAGGGTAGCTTGAGCTTTCTTAATAATATCAATTATGTCCGTTTTAACATTGTCATTCATAGATGTAAGCATATCACTCTTAACATGACTTAAAATTGCTACAGCTATTGCTGCTTTTGCTTTAATTTTCTCTATCTCTTTTAGAGTGTCAGCTTCAAATGAATTCATAGCGTTCTCCTAATATTTGAAAAATATATATAACACGGAATCCGCTTTATCCGGCACCAATTTGTATGATTCGGTACAGTATGTTTTATATAAATTATTCAAGTTTTCTTATCTTATTCCATTCAATTACTTATTTTTAAATATCCAAGTAGCTATGCAATTTATAATTTTTCTAAAAAAAGGGTATAGCCAAGTTAGTAGAAGCCCGAAAGGAATAAAATATAAATACAGCTTATAAAACCATTCACCGCTATTTCGGGGCGGATATTCAATTACGTCTTGAAAGTAATATTTCAGTGATGAACTTTCATGTGCCCACATCATTGATATTAAAATTCCACAAAATAATAAAATCAACCCTACTCTCTGTATGGGAGCGCGCGTCCCATAGTCCCATATAATTCTTAGCATGGCAGTTTATTTTTTAAAGTTAATAATCTAAATATAAAGAAAATAAATTAGGAATCAAGCACTCCCACACTTCCTACACTCTTTCACTCTGAACACATCATTCTCAAACTCCCAGCAGTGGAAACAGAATATCTGGCGTATGTATCGGAGCATTCCTTTTCTCCTTAATTATCGTACGATAACGTTTTCAAACACTTATCTAACTTTTATTTTCGACTGTTCCAAATCATGACAGCAAAGTTTACTACTTCGCGCTCATCCTTATCATCCACATAGATTCTATCCTCTTCAGTCTTTGGATGATTGAGTACCCATGCTATACCGGTATTGGGGGCTGTTGTACCGCATTCGTGACAGCTTGCTACAGCAGACCAAATATCGCCATGTTCTTTTAGTGTCATTACTTTGGATTCTACCGAGATACTTGTGCTGCTACACCAAGGACAAGGCAGAAAATCCTCATCAGGCACATGGCCATTGTCTTGATCCTTATGCCAGATATTTTTCATACTCAATCCTTTTCTTGAGGCACAAAAAAGCCCACATTTCTGTGAGCAGGCTATTGGTCTTTCTAATTATTAAAAAATGGGGGGGAGCCTAATTACTTAGGCCCTTGAGCATGCATACCACTAATCCTAGTGGTTTTCACCGCTTACTTCCATAAACAGCACTGCCACATCATGCCCGTGGTGACTTTTAACACCTAAAACCTAAGGAGAAAGACGATGAAGCTATTAGCTCTTTTCATCTTTATTATCTTAATGATGATTTCACAATCAGTTCATTAAAATACTGGCAGCCTCACCTGAGGTTGTTTGAGCTTAGATTATAAGCAGAATATTTATAAAAAGAAATTTTTCCCGATAAAGAACCAGAAAATAGCGCGTTTATTTGAGTGTAACTTGCTATCCTAAGTTAATAAGACCTTCGCATAACTTTACTGAGAACCACTCTAACAATTCTTCACGTTGATCAAATTCTGGTGCTTGGTTTAAATCTATTTCAAGAAAATTATTACCATTTTTATAGTACGAATACACCCCCTTATACCCCCTAACATTATAATTAACCTTAAAAAGCCTGTCTGCTTGAGCTAAGAAAATCTCCATAAGGTGCAATTTATTATTTTTAATGAAAGGGTAGTTTTCGTGGTTTAGTATTTCATCATATATTACATTTAATTTTGCTTTTATTCTTTCTTTTTCCATAAATTATCTCATCTTAAAAAAATCTTAAGACCTTTTTATATCACATAAAATAAAAAAGCCCACCATTTGGCGAGCTTCTTTTTTATATTGATTGGCAAGTTGCGATCTCTTGCTTACGGTTCTTCGAATGACTCTTTTCGGATTTCATCTGCTATACGTAACGAGGCGACTCTTCGTATAACTGCCATTCAGCCTGTGACCCCTGAGTTGTACTCAACTCACCATCGCCTTGAAGATTGAACTCGCTGTGCTTTCTAGGAATAAATTCCTAACCTCATTTGGTCTACCGTATCGCCTACGGAATCAATCAATATTAGTGACTAGGTTACAACTTCGCCACTATAACAGAAATATGCCATATCCTGTCTAGACGGTCAATCCTTAAACACGTTAATTTTAGGCTCTTTTTCATGTCTTATGATTGATGCTCCTTTCACCAACTTAAGCAATTCATCCATTTCCAATTCATCAGCTTCTAAATAAATATAACCACTATCTCCAATTAAAAACTTATTTACTACTTTTTCCTCAGGAAATTCGCCACTTCTTATCATGCCAAAGGCTGCCCAATAGCCACCCTCTCCGCACTCAATCACTATTCTTGCCATTTATATCCTCAACCTTTTATCATGTCCCGCTAAATAAAATCTAGCACAACTCACCATGATTGCCGCTTGAGCTTTTGACTGATTAGTTTCTTGAGCAACACGGCTCAACCCTTTATTTTCGACCTTATTTTTTACTAGGCAAAGCAAAGCAAACTTAGTAGTAAAATCGACTCTGTCTGAGTTCAAAACACTCCTCAACAACGCTTGCACCTGATCCGCCTCATAGTCGCTAATCTCACAACGAATATAAGCCTTACCCTTCGGCATTTCCTTGCCTGCTTCACGCATCAACCAGTAAATCTGATTAATATGCAAACCATCGGGATAGTCTCCTCCTCTCATGCGCTCAGTCTCACACCAAGCCCCGAACTGCTCCAGCCAGCCATCAATTGTATATTTCGCCCAATCCATTACTTGTGTTTTCACTGCCGCATTCATCCCGTTCCCCTTATACCTTCAACTTTTCAATTGCTGACCTGATCCACTCAATTACCAAGCCCTTCCTGACCTGCTCAGTTGTGCCCCGAATGACAATCCAGCCCATGACTGCTGCCGTACTGTATTTCTCGCAGTCAGATGAATAGCCCTCACCGCGTGTATGACGACCATTGCTATACACACCACCTTCCACTTCAACCAAAATCGGATACCCATCAATCCTGAAATCTGCTTTCCATCTGCGCTCAGGGTGAAACCTAAACTCCTTGGTGTACTCGATTTTGTATACATCCAGATGAGAGCTAAGTAGCTTCTCACCCGGACTTACCGACTTGCGTGGCTTCGGTCTTATTGCAGACCGAGCCACTGGTTTTGATTGCACTTGCCAACCTTTAGGTATTTTCATTGGCACCTCGCGCAATGCTGCTAATCTCAGCTTTAAGATCAGCAATGCTTACAAGAACATTGATATATTCAAACCATGCGGAATTTTCTGACCATTCTTCGTCATGCTGGCAACTCTCGAAGCCAATCAAAGAATTGGAATCTTTTTTGTTCCTTTCCCAAGCATCTTTATCTATATTTTTCACATATTCCTTGCTTTCAGGATTGTAAAACTCCGCATCTTGCGGGGCCAACTCAAGCGCCAAGATTAAGCTCTTTAACCTCTCCAGCTTTGACTTTACCTCCTCAACTGCATCTACCACTTGTTCGCAAGTCCAATTGTTACGAGCTGAAAGTCCATTCACCCCGTGCATCATGCTTGATATTTTTCGCATGGATTTTTCAAAGCGGTCCTTGCGAACCACCTCACCAGATGCGTCAAACTCCAAGTCTTCAAGCTTCGCATCACGGAATTGAGGCATGCGAATATCCTGCTCAGTTACTAGATTATTATTCATGCTCACCTCGCAAATCGATCTGGTGCTTAGTAAGGCGAGCACCATTGTTTATTTGATCTTCCGCCTTCTGGCGAGCTTCGGTGAATGAGTCATTGGCACCTCGCAGGGCTTTTTCCTTCTTAGCTAAATAAGAAATTGCTTTCCGAACCTTGATGCTAAGTTCCTCGCGCTTCCAGGAACTAATAACAGAAGCTCTCATTCGACTTAATGCATAGACTGCTTTTAATTGGCTCTGCAACTCACCCACTCTCCCCAACAACACCGCATTCTCTTTCCGGCAGCATTCGAGCTGGGCTTTTAACTCATCAATTTCACTCTGACGAGCATTCCAGCCTTTTGTATGCCACTCCTGAGTAAGGGCGATAAATTTCTCATCCATGATCAATCTCCTTTCTCTTCTTCAGCACCACCAAACCACCCGATCAGAGCCTTAACTTTCTCCAAAGTGATGAGACCGTCATAGTCGCGGTTATGTATGCAAACTAAATCCGTGTAGTAGTTACCAACTTCTGATTTCTCGCAAAGGAAAAGAGCTTCGTTGCCTTGACCAATACACACAGCCGATAGGTAACGCCTTCTACCTAAGTTATAGCTCACTGAATTTCCAACAGTGTGATAAGAAAACTCCTTAAAACCGAGTGCTATGAAATCTTTATTCGACAATCTCTCCATCACCCTTCCCCCACTTCCGTCTGACCACAGTTCAAACAATTCCGCGCCGATCCGTCTGCTGCTGCATCATGCCAAATGTGGTTGCACTTCCGGCGGTCAGCTTCAAGGATTGCATCTGGTACGCCTCGGTTGAGCTTGTTGAGTTCGGTTTGTAGTTCTTTGGCTAACTCAATGCAGACGTAGACCAACTCTTCTCGATCTGGTGCGCTTAATTCATTGGCGGTATAACTCGGCAGGAGCTTAAGCAGACATTCCTGCGCCATATCTTCAACTGATCTCATTGGCATGCCTCCACGTCTGCTATTGCTTGTTTTACTCTTGCGGTGTTTATATACCCTATGCCACAGTCCAGCTTGACTAGTAGGTCCGCATGTCCTGCATACTCACAAGCTGCAACATCAGCCTTGGCCTGATCTAAAGATTTGAATAGCCCTAGAAGCTCATGACTCTCAACAAGGCGTTTTAGCTCTTCAACAGGAATCATTTCTTGATTAGCTTTTTGTGCTAACTTTTCATTTCTGCAAAACCAATCATGAAATCCAATCCACTCTTTATTCTTTGTTGAATAGACCGCTGATTCACCATGCAAGCTACTGCAAACAAAGTAAAAATAGATTGTTATATCACCCTGACAATAAACTTGCAGATCACCACACGGGGCATTATTCACAGCATCCTTCGTGCGTTCTATCCCAAACTTCTTAACAAACTCAGTCGCTTTCATAATCTTCCCCTGGCTCACGTTGTCATGCTTAGTCATGCTGTGGCTCCCCAACTGATCATCTTGCCTAGTAGCACCGCTGCTGGATTTCTCTGCTCAACCATCCCCACACACGTTGCAGTAGCCCACGCGCTCACAGCTGTAAGCCCTTTTAAATCTTCATCCACTGCATCAAGCCATTGCTTTGATACGCCTTGCCAGCGTGTCTTGATGCCATCGCTTTCAACCTTGATATGCTTGGCACCATTGATCACTTCCTTGATGCTCATTGGTTTATTGAAAGACCATTCCATTTCATGCTCATGCAAAGTGCCATCGTCAGCCTTGGCGATAGTCTTGATTGTCACATTCCAGATTTGCTTGCGTTCTACACGATGAGCCAGAAACAATGGAACGAATGAACCCTGGTAAATCTTCACCAGATCATCGTCATTTACATTGCGATCCAGTGATTCCACATACTCAGCTGTGGATAGAATTTCCCAAGTTGCGGATAGTTTTTGCTTTGTCTTTTTCATGGATTTGCTCCAAATAGCTGTTTGGCTTTTTCAGTTGGCAAGAATCCTTGTGGGCACTTGCCATCACCTTCAATAAATCCAAGCTTCTCAAGTGATGACAAGTACCGCTGAACCGTTCTACCTGTTGCGCCTGAAACCACATCATCCAAAACATCCTGCACATAGGTTTTCTTGGTTCGAAAGGTAATAAACAACACGATTTCAAGCGTCATTTCGAACATGTAGCTGTGTGACTGAGTAGTGTTCATGCCGCACCTCCACTTAACCAGTGACATTCGACTTCAAAGCCATCGAGATTCTTAAACAAGTCCTTGGCAAAACCGGTTTTCAAGTATTGCGAAACACCATCGCACCATGTCTTGTTTTCTTTTAGATCCAAAGCATTGGTGACTTTTAAAAATTCCTTTTCCCATTTATCGAAATCCACATGCTTTTCGGTAAAATGTTTCTTTTGCTCATCGCTTAGCATGTTCTTTTTGATTAATTCGATGAAACGCTCAAATTCCCCAAGTCGGAATACACCAAGAATCTCTACCCAATCGATTTCATATTCGCCATGAGCAACCAAGATAGTAAAAATCTTCACACCCCACCTCCCATACTCCACAACGCTCGAATCCGCTGCTCGCTGTACTGGTCAATCTTGCTCATATCCAGATTCTTGTACTCGTACTGCTTCGGCTTGGGAGTACGCTTGGAACTGGCTCTACGCTTAGCCTTGCTGCATGTGAAGCAGAAGCATGTCGATTTGTGGGTCATAGAGCACCTCCGATACGAGCATCAGCCCAGTTGCACTGAACTACCGTCAATCC